TCAAACGTATTGGTCAGGGCGACATTTGCAATTTTAGCCATTTATGACTGTCCCTTGGACCCGAGTATCTGTCTTAGCAGGTCCTTAATCTCAGCGACATCCTGCTTCAAATTATTTATCTCGTCTAATTTATCCTGTTCGCGCTTTCTTCTGGCACGATATGCTTCAAGCCCGGAATTGTCAGTAGAGATAATGGCCTGGCATGCTTTATCCTTTACATACCCAGGCTCATTTTCTATCTTTACTAATTCAGGTTTCATCGTTGTAGCGCAATCACTCTAATATCATCAAGACGTGGTGGGTTTGTTGTGGTAGAGTTTGTAAGCACTACCTTAATCGATAGGTACTTATAACCAACAAACCGCGATCTTGCAGAATTTCGATATTCAATGATATTTGCATTAGTTGTGTTTGCACCAGACAATACCGCATTGCTATAATTTGGTACAACAAAAACATATTCTTTAAAGTCATCAACAATATCTGTACTAGAGAATACAGTTGATGATGTAAACCCTGTTTCTGTCGTATATGACATTGGGATCCAACGCGCATTATCAAACGTATCGCTATCTTCACGATGCAGAATCTTATAGTATACGTTTATGTTAGACCCAGGTGGGCGATATGCGCTAACATATACGCGGATATCTTCTGCATCCTGACCATCTGCAAGAGTCATCTTACGGGTAATATATTTTGCTAGAGCATTACCACCACTTGCTGTATTGGCTTCACCTGTGGTATCATTATTAATGAGATTTTGAACCGTAATGGCTGAAATTCTCTTGACATCAAGAACGGGTGACGCATATCTGCTAGTGCTAGTGAATAGTGCTCTAACTTCAGCGGAACGACCCGCAGCCATAGATGCACCACTAATTGATGTATTTGATTCCATGCTGCGGCTTAGAATATATCTTGGTGCGGTAAATTCGGTATCAGCATTTACATTCAAGTCAAAATAGTTTGAATCCCTTGATGTATTGCTTGTAGCAAATTTACCTGAGAATCGAATATTCGTATTCGTTGGAGTTAAGAAGTCAGAAGAAATATTGATTATATCGGCCTGCAAACGATCAAGTCTAACTATGCGAGCAATATAACCATTAGTTTGACCTCTAATCCAGTTATTTGCAAAGAATACCCGACCTGCGCCCGATGCAGGGCCGCTATTTGTAAATGACACATTAGCTAGATGCAGATAGGTATTTGCAAAGGATACTGAATCATAGTAAATTGCTTTACCAGTTGGTGTTGTCGCAGATGTAATACCACCAGTTGAATTACCAACTATTATACCAGTTGTTGAATTTGTATTGCGAATGCGAATCCGCTCTCCGCCCACAAATTTAGTATTCAGAGATACATTTCTTACTCTAAGCTGTGTAGAGCTAAAGCGAGAGATTGTTCCTGTTGCACCAGATGTCATACCTTGAACGAAGGTGACACCAGTATTTACTGCCTTAGTATTAGCAAATGTACCAACAAGAATCGTCTCGCCGTGAATATCTTCACCCGTGCGAATAAATGCGGCTGATACATTTGCAATCTGATAATAATCTCTTAGCTCATTCTTAAATATTACTGTGCCTGTTGTTGAGGTATTAAAGTTTGCCACATAAAGGGTAAACTTTAGATCCTCTTCCTGAATTGGGCTATACACAATATCATTTGATGATGCTGATAGAATACCAGCGGCCGGCTGCGATGAAATTCTGTTACCAGTAATTCTATCAACCTCACCAAGACGAGCAATGTGCATATTATAATTTGGATTGCTACCAACCGGCTTTATCACGATAGCGTAATCGCGTGCATTTTGCAGATATACAGGCGATGGGAAATATACAGGTGTTGGTGCAGAACCATTATCACTTGTATTAATTTCGCCAGGCTGTAGAATTACGCGACTAAACGGAATCATGCGACCAGTAATGGTATTTGTTATAGGATCGATTGCACGAATATGGATTTCACAACCAATTTGTGTATCTTTGGTAGCAAAGAATAGATCAACCTTTGTTACAAATGCACCAGACCCTGATATCTTACCAATAGCATTAGTATCCATGGTAAATGATTGAGCAATTGGGTCAATAATTGTCTGATTGACAGCAATTGTATTTCTAGTATCTAAAACAGATTCGGAAACAGTCTCACCTGTTCTGGTGCTTATGATTGTATTTTGTACATCTTGCGTAAGACCTTCAGCCGTATATACAGATTCGGCCGATGTTAAAAATGTACCTTGTGTGGTATCATTTGTGGGTGAGTCCGTTAGTCTAAAAATGCGGCTACCAGTTCTAAATCTCATATTTTCATTAGATGGAAGACGGAATATACCATACACATTACCATTTGCTACGGAAACAAGCCGTCCGCCCTCATTTGCAGTATTTGCAAATGAAGCATTGGTTGGGGTTACATATTGAGAAACAGGTGTGCCGTCAAAAAATGGATAAATTCTAGATGTAGGTTTAATACCTCTGCCTATAAATCTAATCGAACGTGATCTCATAAAAGGCTGGATATTTGAACTTACAACTCTATTACCTGTGCTAGTTGTAGTGGTTACAGGGACTAGTGATGTGCGTGTCCCGCTTCTAACCTGACTTGATGTTGTTGTTGTCGTTACTCTAAATGCTTGAGCAACACCAAGGAATTGTCTATCAACAGTAGTTGATTGAGCAACAGTTTGCCAATCACCCCATGTTGTACCCCATGCTCCACTTTGCTCCCAATTATCATCAAAATTATCAATATTAACAAGAACATCGGGAAGCTGAACAGTATCCACCCAGTAGTCCGAAGGTGGATCTAGAGTAACGCTACCATTCCATTTCCAGAATAGACCTGCGGCATTTCTTGTTGTAGAATTATAGGGCTGGCTCACAAAAACTTCGTGACTATATGGCAGGGTTATAATTTCACCAGCAGATGGCAGATACACACCTGAAATTGTCGATGAAACAGGGCCGCTAGAAATTGTTGATGTTGTAACAAAATTACCTGTTGCATTTTCAACATACAACTTATTGCCGACTTTAAATCTTAGTGTTGCTGTTGTTCCACCAGAACTTACTGTAGAACCATTTGCAAAAGCTGATGCTGAGTTGGCAATAAACACTATCTGATCACGTGCAACACCTGCTGACGTAACATTGGTACGCACAATATTAGATGAATTTGCTGCATTATAAAAGAGTTCAATATTATCAAGTTTAAACGGAGGTCTTGCCTCACCATAATTGGAATCAATTGAAATCTTATAATCCGAATTCTTTACATCACCAACATTATGGCCATAGAAAGGATCTACAAGGATACCGTTTTTAAATCTATTATTACCAGAAGAATCTTGAATAAGAAGATTTTTAGTATCCATTTCAAGTAGATTTAAAGTAGTATAATATTCAAGATTCTCAATTCTATCGCGTAAAACCCCAATATCTCTCATTGTAAAGCGAGGATTTTTTACAGGAAATACTCTAGAAGCTAAATCGCCTCTATTAACTCTGCGTGCTTGCTCATCCGCAAGAGACGGATATGGTGAAAGATTTATAGTCGCAATTGACATAGTATCTTTCGACTCATCCGGTGTAATCGGATTAAGTGATGGTACGCCCTTTACAGCAGTAAAATTACCATCACGATCAAGAACAATTCTATCATTTCGGAGTAGATAATAATCAAGATCGGCAGTAAAGTTTTCACCTGGAGCCATAAATCTCAGACCACCTGACGGCTGATCAAAGGTGGTTGAAAGTCTTGGATTAATTGATATATTGGTAAGTGATGTAACACCATTTGCGGTATCCGTCATACGAGGACGAATATCAATACAATCTCTCAGGTCAAATCTATTACCAGTCCGTGATGAGGTATAGACAGGAATTTCATATGTAAATATTTTTGTGGTATCGGTTGCAGCATTTGTATCATCGACTGGGTAAGAATCGACAGAAAAATATCCAACACCAGTTGAATAGCTATGAGTAAAGTGATCAAGAGTAACTAGAAGTCGATCACCTGTTGACAGAGAAATGCCGCTACCAGACTTACGCACAAGACGAGCATGACTATAAAAGTCATCAAGCATCCCAGTATCAAGGGTAAAGTTATTTGTTACATCTGTACCTTCGGTAAGAGACGCAAAGTTTGACCCAGACTTTCTACGAACAGACACTAGTTTGAAACCGTCAGATAGACCAAGTGGCCATGGCCCGGTGGTGTTTGCAACATAAGATGTGCCACCACCCGCACCAATTCTAACTTGTACGCGACGATTTCTATTAACTGTCTTTGCGGCCTCTTGCCCATCAACCTTATTCAGCTCCGTAATTACGGTAGCATTTAGTGATGATCCAAGAGTTTCTTGAAGATTAAAATCTGTCTGTGTCGATGATGACACGGTAATTGTTCTTGCAGATCCAGTTGAACCAGAGCCACCAAAATCTAATACCTGACCTTGACGAATAAGCTTGTGAACTCGCATTCCGGTGCGAGTAGCGCCGGCCGTAGTCAGAGTGTTTAGAGATGCCGAAGAAACAGATGTAACAATAAAGTCACCAGTGTTTGCCACGCGAATTAGTTCGCCTGCACTAAATCTAGTAGTTAGATCGATTGCGCTATTAGAACGGGTTATTGTATTTGATCCGTTTGTTGTGCTAAGTCTTAGCGTGCTAATTGCTCCGGTATTAGACGAGCCGCGTGCTGTAATATAATAATTTGAGCGACCTATAGCGGTTGATAGCGCACCACTACCTGAGAATGTCTCGCTAGCTGTACCAGTTGATACAGATGCAGTACCACCGGTACCAAATGTAATATCAAAGGATTTTTCAAATCTAAAATTATTATCAACGTTACCTGTTGTATCTCTTAGTCGTCTAATTGCATTAGCAGGAAGACGGAAGATGGCAATATCAAATGATGGGTCTGTTGTATTTGCATTTCTACCGTTTGACCCGAGAATATCGGCTTTACCGTTAGCCTGACCAGCGCCAGCACTAAACATGATTGACTGAGCATTGGCAAAACCAAACCCGGCATTCATATTAATATCTGTCAGATATACCCTATATTGTGCTGAAGGGAGACCCGGCGTTCCTGCATGATATTCAATTGCACGAACTCTTGCGGTACCAATCTCAGAACCAGAGAATGAAGTGAGAGAATAATTTCTGGTTGAAATTGCATTGGCCTGCTGCGATCTAAGGCTGACTCTACCCTGAGCATTTACATCCCAAGAACCAACAACATTGTCCGCTATGACATAATTACCATAATCAATTAAAGCACTAGCTTGCTCAACTGAATTATAATCGGTTGCTTTGTCAATTGGTATGCGCTTACTTTGTAAAAGTTCAATATCAAACCCCTGAACATATGATTTTCCTGGGTTTACTTCAACAACCAACTTAGATGCGCTTCCACCCTCTCCCGCAGTAAAGACACCCTGGTTATTACCAGTCAATAGATGCTCACGAAGTCTAGGTGAAAGACCACTTACAATATAATTACCAGATTCATCATAAGTTCTTTGAGCAATATAATCCTTAAGAAGATTGTATTGCGGAGAATCTGAGCGTGATTGAATCTCACCACCCTTAAGCTGAATTAGCTCAATAAAATTATTGCTAGCTGTTGCATTAGTATCAATGCGAGTAAATTGCGCCGTTAGCTTAAGGCGCGCCGCCCCTGGTGCGGCAAAGTTATAAGCACCTGATGCAGGATCAAGTAGAGTTGAATCATCGGCTTCTTTAACAATAGTCTCGATTACATTGTAACCAATACGTGCCGACCCATTTGAGCTATATTTTGATATAACAAGAAGATCGGGATCGGTTCGAATGAAATGATCCTTAGCATAAATTACGCCTTCATTAATTTTCATTAGGGCCGAATAGCCTGTGGCACCAGATGAAATTAGATTGGCTGTTAGGCCACCACCACCGGTTGCGGTAATAACTTCGCCGTTAGCAAATGAACGGCGATTGCTATTACCACCAGTAAATTTGACAAATAAAGTTTTAAAATTTGGTGTATTTGCTTCTGATCCATCATTTACTTTAATGACGCTAGCTGACACACCAGATGTTGCACCAGTTACGGTTCTATTCAAAAATGCATAGACATTTACTGAAGTAGTACCATTTGAAGCTGCATCGCGCAACTTCATATAAACTACATCTTTGTCTAGAAGGGTTTGGCAGCCTCTTACGATACTACCTTCTTTAAAAATATGCTCGGCAAAACGATCAATCTGATTTTGTAGAATTGACTGAATCTGTGTAAGCTCGCGCGCTTGAACGGCAAGCCCAGGGCGAAACAGAATGCGATGAAAATTCTTTGACTCATTAAAATCATCATAATACGGGTCAACATTTAGATCCGTAGAAATCGTGACGGTGTTAGCAATAGACGCCATCTGTTTTCTTATCCCTTAAAACGTCACGACAAAACGAAATTCTTCAAGTTGATCTGGTTTTCTGACAATTGGCTGATTGCTTTCTATGTATAAGACATCCCCAGTATTTTCTCTAACTGCCGGCTTTATCGCATTGATAATAGTAGCGGTTACCCCGGATGACGAAGATGTCAATGATTCTGTTTGTGCAAACCCACCACCAATACCATTGGTTGTCAAACGAACAACACGAAGAACACCCTTTGTGCGTGCTGAATTAGTATTCGCAAAATATACAACTCTGGCTTTAGCGCCACTAGTACCACCAGTTACAATTTCATCGGCGGTGTAGTCGCCTGACACATTTTGTAGCACTATACGATGACATTGATCAATTACCGATGCATTGGCTACAGGGCCACTTCTAAGCTTAGGGTCTCTAATTATACCAATGGTTCTAAAATCATTATTGGTTGGGAATGTATTTGACTCGCCGCCAGTTACAGATACAGACAGCATTAAATCTTTAGCATATAATTCATTACGCGCATTACTACCATGACCACCTCTCGGTGATATGATAGCTTGTGCGATAGCACCTGACCCATATGATGAATTTGCTATGATGGCCACATTTGCTTCGCCATAACTACGACCGTTAGTTATCATGGTGATTTTGCGAACTTGCCCACCCAATGTGTTAGAAACATGTGCGGTCGCGCGTATGGATGCTGTTGCACCACTATCACCTCTAATTATAACTGAGGGTGCAACAGAATATATTGATGATGTATTTGGTGTAATAGTAAATGCACTGTTGACGGTAACTACTCTACCAGTACCAACGTATTTTACTATGCGACGAAGCTGACCAACACCAAGACCGGCTGAAATATACAATGTTGACCCAGTATATGCACCATCAATCTGCAATGCATTAGTTGCCAATCTTACTGTTGTAGAATTTGTTACAGACAAGAATGTATTTGAAGTGCTTATATAACCACTACCGTTAGCAGTAACTAAAACATGATCTATTGTCCCATTAGCTGCGGCCTGCTGCACAGACCACTGTGCGCTTCCGTTGTTAGCTGTTAGCTGTCTAACTGGAATATAAGTGCTATTTAAAAATTTCTGCGCGTCGGCCGTAGTAATAGCAAATAAGAATTTCCAACGATATCCATCGGCTGTGCTAACAACTGACGTGCTAATACCAGAGGGTTCTTCTGTTGATACTGCACCTCTATTATTGTCTATGCACTTATAGACATTATTTTCTGACGTAAGCACGTAAAATTGTCTATCATATAAATTTGCAGTTCTATCGTTATATTCAGTATATACAGTATTGTTTGTCCAATTATATCGAGGTGCAATTGAAATAATATCGGCTGAATTGATTCGTTTTAGCGCAACCATATCTCGATATATGTTAAATTCTGTAGTAAATTGATTATTTGTTACTGCGGGTGGTGATGAGTCATTAGCAAAAGGTGTTACCCCACCCATAAACATGTAAAGCCGAGTCGGCGAAGGTTCATCAAATGATTCCTTCAGCTGATCGGCCGTGTTTAAACGAAAGAATGGGGTGATTCTATTTGTCATCTGAACCTTTTCCTAGTCGCATTATTTATCAAGTCTAAGTTGACCTTTGGTAAGTATAAACTATATCGGATGCTGTACCCACAATAAACATTTTCTTTTGATCTGTGCTTAGTGCAATACCGTGTGGTGCAGATTCTTGAGCACCAATACTTAAACTCTTATTATCATATGTTGCTGTAGAAATATCCCAAGCTGTTGATAGTGTATATTGATAAACCGTGTCATTAGTGCTACCAGCAACAAGCACTTTCTTACCATCACTACTAAATGCCATTGCAAGTGGGCTGTTTTCTTGTGATGCTACCGATAAGAATTTAGACGCATATGTTGCTGTAGAAACATCCCAGGGTGATGATAGTGTATATTGAAATATTCTATCATTTGTAGAACCAAGAATATACATCTTGGTGCCATCATCACTAAAGGCTAGTGATTGCGGGTTGGTGTCTTGGGCAGATACGTCTTTGCTCTTAGATGCATATGTTGCTGTAGAAACATCCCATGCCGTAGAAAGTGAATACTGATAAACGGTATCTCTATCAATACCAACAATATACATTGTATGACCTTCAGGGTGAAACTGAACCTCGCGGGGGTCTTTATCACCGGGGCCAGCATTTGACGTATTTGCAATCGATATACTTTTATTCATATAAGTTGCTGTTGATACGTCAAATGACGTTGATAATTTATATTGATATACTCTGTCATTATTTAAACCCATAATATACATTCGTCTACCCGATGGACTAAATGTCAGACCTGTAGGTTGAGAATCTTGCGAAATAAACACGTTTGCTGATCTTAGCGTTGCTTTATCAACACTTAATGTAATTGGTAAAATTGCTTCTTGATTATAAAGAATATTATGATTGTGTGATAGATTTGTATTAGATACAAATTGATAGCTACCAAACATCTTGGAGCCTGATGGGTGCAACACTCTCTTGACAACATCTCTATATCGATCTACAATTTCAGTAACCTTAATCAGATATGAATATTCTTGATAGAAATCATTATCTTGTAGTCTCATATTCCAGCTAAGGAATCCTTTGGTATCAATATAACGTCCTGGCTGAGTTATAACGCCCGCAATAATAGGTTTAATATCAGCATTATATGTTGTATTTCTAATGGTAAATCGTTGATTACCACCCAAGTCAGTATTTTGATCTATTGTTGGCCCAGTGCCGCGAGAATTGACTACAATAGCATCAGCAAATTTATCAAATGATGCATCAGATGATACTATCTCTAGGCCTGTAATTGCACCAGGTGCACGTATTGCGATGATAACAGCATCATCACCCTTAAGTCTACCAGCCTCACCAGCAAGTCCTTGCTCAAATACAATTTGATCGCGCGCCACTACGGTTGGGAGTTCAGGAACATAACCACTACCAACACTAGTGACAGAAATAGCATTAATTGTACCAGCAACGGAGTTTGAAAAGTGCAAAGATGATGCTAACGTTGATGATATATTGGCAACTGCTAAGTTTGCAAACACAGCAGCCGTATTAGTACCAAGAGACACAAAAGTAGGGCCCGTATTAAGAAGTACGTTTGATAGCGGACCAATTTGATCTGTGTTTAAGCTAACAAATGTGGTATTAGATAGGGAAGATACTATTGCAGCCGCACCCGTTCCAGACCCACCATTTACTGATATTACGGTTTGCCCTAAACGATAACCGCTACCACCTCTATTGATACGAAATGATACAGGCCCTCGATCATTTGTTGATGATACTCTTGCCGACGCAGTAGCACCGGATGATGTTATTACAACAGCATCACCAGATTGATGGAATGCCCCCGGGTCGACAACTTCTTCAATACCAATCAAGCTACCAAATGCTGAAGTAATTGTTGCATTGTTGCCTAAATCATCCGATACTGTTTCACCATCAACAAATGTACCGACAACATTTTCAACAAGTAGTTCAAATAATGGGTGACCAAGAACAACTACGCGAGTAACCTTTTGTACTCTGGCCGTAGCACCTGAAACAGAGCCGACAATATTTCTACCATCAAGATTTGTCGGTAATGTTGAATATGGGTTACCAACTCTAAGAATTGTTTCTCTCACCCATCTACCATCAGACGCTCTTAGAATGTAATCGCCTGGGTAAACAAGTTCTATCTGCTTATTGAATAGTGCATAGAACAGAAAATCATATGAAAATTTTGACCCTCTAGTTCTATAGAAATCTCTGATATGCTTGACTAGTAATCTTTTGTCAGCCAAAACATCCTTGGGGATGTTTATCATAAACTCTCGACGAAAATATTCAACAAATGAATCTAGTGTTCGGTCTATATCTTGATAGTCAATCAAGCTGCGAGTCGCATTACCCGCCTGCCCAGACTGCTCCATAAATTCGTAATACGCTTTTAAGAACGAAACAAATCTGGGTCCTTCTTCGCGTATGAACGCAGGAAACTGCGACTCAATGAGCGGAGATAATTTTACGAAGGTTTCTTCGGCGCCTGATATTGCCATGTTAGAATGTCGTCAGCTGTGATATTGAAGTTGCGCCCAGAGTCGCACTATTACCAACTGTGCTAACACTATCAAGGCGAGCATCAATAGACCCAGTGTTATCATTTATAAGTGTTATTTTTGCACCAGCTATTAGTAATATTTGATTGCGAATCGGTGTGACGTTATAATCATCAAGCTCAACACGAACATCAATTTCACCAGTTGGTACTGATGTAGGTTGAAATGCGTTTAGTGTTATCAAACCAGTCATATAATCTATTGTGCCTACATTCTTGATGTAAGTTCTTGTGCCCTGTGACACGTAGTAGGCACGAACATTACCATTACCGTCATCATCTAAGAAAGCAGTAAACCCATTTATGGTAAATGATGTTGATGACGTTGCTGTTAAATACCCATCGCTCGGGTGATATATCATTCGATTAAATGATATGCGATATGTGTTTGATTGCGTAGTTGACGGCAAGAATTTCTTTTGAGCTTCAATTTTAGCCGTGCTTGATACTATCGAATCTTCAGCCGAATCGATTGAATCCAAAAATCTAGAATATCTAAACTTACCTTCAAATCGATTCAGATTTGTTGATTCATATGCTATGACTTTATTAGCAACGCGAACAGCAATTTCAGATGGTTGCAATGTGGTTAAGAGCGGGTCATATCTGACAATCAATGTTGGTACAACATAGAGATATGTTGGGTCAACAATTTCTAGATCAATAGATTGCACATTATATGGCTTAATGCTTAATTTAATACGCTCTTTTCGATTTGTTGATACGAGAGTCCCAACCTTAGGCTTCACGCAAGCGTAGACTTTACCAAATATCGGTGGATCATTTTCTTCACCACCCCAAACATTGACAGCCGACAGATCAGGGTTATCGCGCAGAATAATTCTCTTATAATCTTCTCTGGTCACCGCACGATTTTGAGTTTCATAAAGTCTCGGTGCATTAAATCTAATAGATTCTATTGATTCAATCTCCGCACCACCTGTTGCACGCTCAACAGTTGTGAGGGTAAAGCTACTCTGCCCACCAACTGTGCTTACGGCTGTAAAGTTATTTGCACCGTTTGCTCTTGTACCATTTGTAACTCGGTACGACACTGCAACTGTGCTGTTAAATGCGGGCTTCTTACCAAGAACATTGTCACCAAAGCTAATTTTGTATAGCTTGTTACGATCAGGTTCTATGAAGAAAACTCTTGATGTTGAATTGACAGTTCTTAAATCGGATGCCTGCGTGTATGTTAGTGTATTACCCGAAGTTGTGACAGAGACAGTTATGCTTGATGTATCTGTATTTGCGTTAGGTAATACAAATGCGGTATTGGCAGCAGAAAACAAGAATCTATGCGTTAGCGGCACACCTTCTGTTATCTGTATGAAACCGTTAAATCTATTTGAAGAATTTGCAGTTATTGGGTATGACTGTGGCGTAACAAATGTGTATGATACACCATTAACCGTTGCTCTAAATTGTGTATTTTTAGCAATGTTAATCGTGCGAAACGTTGAATTTGCGGGCGTGGTAAATGATACACGCACATTAGCTGTTGGTCCGCGTGTTGAAGTTGGTAGATACCCAAGCAGCTTCGCGCGCGATACAACGTTGTCGTAAATCTGTGCGGTATCAAGAAATGCTTCATTTGCTGCCATGTTTGCATAGAATGCATTGTAATACGTGTTATACGCTAGAAGATCGATGAGTGTACCGATAGCCGAATCTTCAAAATCGAAATCTGCAAAATCTGGCTTACCCGCGATAAAGTTTCTCAGATTTAGTCTGATGGTATCAAAGTCTAGCCCAGTTACTGTGATTGCACTATTTGCTACCATTAGCGTATGGCCTCCAATGTCAACGAGACGGTAGCTGGTGCCTCTGAATTTCTAACTGAAAAAGAAATATTTACTTTTAAATTGTTGCTGTCGGGTTCTGCATCAACACCAACGCCAAGTAATGTTGCTCTTTCTTCGTATGATTTGATGGCATAATCAACATCAGATTTTATATTCATTTCGATTGCGGGGTCCATCAAATCGAAAAGACGATATTTTATGTCAGACCCAAATAGTGGTCTAAAGGGTCTTTCGCCTCTGTCAGTAAGAATAAGAGACTTAACAGCTTGCTTCACGGCGTCAGAATTCTTACGCATAATAAGCTTACCAGTAACCGGATGCATCTTCATATTAAGATCGAAATCTTTATATACTGGGGTTTTTATAGCACCGGCCATGTAAGCTCTCCGTTTCTGGCATATTTATCAAGATTGTAAATGAATTATCGACCGGAGAGCAAATCACTAATTCTATTTTGTATATCACCCATCTGCTGAGTTAATGATTCTCTAGCTTCAGGTGAGCTTTCAAAATTTCTCTGCAATGACAGTCTATATCTTTCGACTGTCAGTTGTTCTACCTGTTGACGACGAAGATTAGCTAAAGTTGTTTCAACTTGTGTGGGTGTAGCATCAGCTACGCCAGCTGGTGCGGGTAATTGTTCTCTAGTTATTGCAGACTGCGCAGCGGTTGACGTATTAGGTGATGATTCAACTTCAGGTGCAGCGGGGATGGGTTCTGGTGGTGGTGCAGCTTCAGCTGGTTGATTTGACGGTGGGTGATTTGCTGGCTGTTCGGCAGCTGTCGCAGACGCTTGACATATGCTTACGCCAGATAATAGATTGTTCAATAGCCCATTCAAGTCAATGTTTGGGAACAATAACTGTATTCTAAGATATTGTGACAAAAACCCAACAGGGTCATTTATTAATCGAACAAGTGACGCAATTTCCTGTTCAACTTGATTGGCTAAACTGCGCACTGGACCTAAAACATTTGATATGGCAGATGATACAACGGCCGTCACCTGTGCAGTCATCAAAGCTGGAAGATTTTGAACAAACGCAACGATATCGGTTGCGGTTTGTACTGCATTATTGATAGCAGTAGTTGCGGTGTTTATTGCTGATCTAACCTCAGATAGAGCAGAGCCAACACCACAACCAGATGTGATAGCTTGCTGAGCAGAATTTATTATTGAAGGGTTAGATACTAATGCATTTTGGATTTCTTGAGGTGATGATGGTATTGTCATGGGTTAAGATCAATCCTTGAGCCTTTAATTGTAGTTGGGCCAGGTGACCCAGCTGTCAAAGAGGATTTACCTGCAATAGACGCATCGCCACCAGAACCAATATCAATATCACCCGCAGACACTTGTGTCATCTTACCAATAGATGCAGTCAAGACAGTGCCGCTAATGATATTTGTTACATTACCACCTGCGGTATAATCGTGCGTAGATGCATAATTTTCTGATACTGTACCACCAACACCTCTAACTCTGTTGCCACCAACAGTCTTTGAATCGTTAGTGTTAATTTGAGTTACAGATGAACCAATAACTTCAGTTTCTTGATTGCCTTCTATCTTAGATGTCATATTACCAACAACATGCAAGTGATAATTACCCATTACTTCCTGAATCATATTACCATCGACTCGCACGCGCGCGTCACCTTGAATAGTGACACTACATTCACCAAATATCATTACCTTCTTATCTTTTACGACAATCTCATAATCGTCACCAACTATTCTTGTTACCCTAGTACCATCATCCATTATTTCTCTGTTGGTACCTGATGCATGATATTCGTGTATGCGTCGAGCACCGTTAGTGTCGTCAACTTCAAAGATATGCCCAGATTCAGTAGTGCGAACGTGATTGAATGGGTATAGTGGTGGAGTTGTCGTTGCGTGTAATTCGGGTTGACTCCAAGTTGGCGTCTCATATGTCGCAGCTGACTCATCATATGAAACAGATGATGTTGCCCGTATTGCTGCTTCAGGTACGCTTGTTAGACGAGTTGCCATACGATCAATCGTATTGACATTACCCATGTATTCTTGCCCACCTGCAGCCAGTGCAGATGTATCAGGTATACCTTGTGCTAGTGGGTATGTACCGTATGGGTCATTGAACCCCTCAGTAGAAGAAGGACCATCACCAGAAACACCATGAAACGACCCCATGACCATTGGGCTTTGTGCTTTATTACCGTCTAGAAAGAAACCGACTACCCACGAACCTTCAACAAGACCTGTTGGTGAGCTACCAATGCCGCTTGTAGATGCTGAAGAAGTCGGGACCATGACTTGTGCCCAAGGTAATGATTCTTTTGGTAATTCAGTTTTGTTGGGTGTGTGCCAACCAAAGCATCTAACGCGAACACGACCAACTCTTAGCGGGTCATTGCGATCTTCGACAATACCCATAAACCAAGTAAAGCCATTTGTGCCTAGCCATTCATCATCACGTACCGGCATATACTATCTCCCATCGACTGGCTGAGAATAAGAATCCTTGACACATTCTAGCGCAGTACCATAACGCAACCCTCGCGGACCTACTCTATGAGCCAAAGCAACTATGAGATATTTACCACCCGAAAATCCATCTGTTTGTCTGCGCCTAAGTGAGCTTTCACCTGACTGCGGTATTCTAATTTCAATCGTATCACCAACAGATAAGTTACTATCACCATGCACAAGTATTTTTGTTACGTGCGACATAAGCTCAGCTTTTGATGCAGTTTCCGCAGCCAAAAACTCTTGTCTGCGCCGAAACACGTTTTGTGAATCAGTATCTCTTTCTGTCACAAACGGTATAGTGCCGCGATATGAATTAGATACTATAAATTTTTCGCGTGATATTGAAGAGCCAAATGTTTGAGATGATTGAGGTGACAATTTTGGGTTAGAAGATGAATGATCATAGCTTGCAAAATCTCGATTATAGAGATATGTCGATGTTCTAAATCTTTTTGCAACAGGGTCAATTGATAATACTTGCGTACCAAACTGACCTGACGATACGCCCTCTAAGATATCAAAACCCACGTCTTCTTGCATTGATACTATACGATTTCTCTCAAACGCACGGTCACCTGCAATTTTATTTTCAAGATAATAAAATGTCTTTTTCACTGGCTGACGCATTAGATATTGAAAAGAGGCAAAATTATACCCCTGCGAATTCTCAAAAAAGAAATAGTTAGATGTGCTTCTTATGTCCTGAGATTTTGCTTCATCTGCTAGATAATTTAAAGCAGTAAATGGGCTAACTCTTGGAAATATTGAGTCAAAAGTACCTTCAGTCTGTTCTAGCGTTACTAGTCTTTTATTTGATATTGACGCAACATTATCATCAAATATCTTTTTGGCCATATCAGCAACATTTAATGATTCTTGCGAATTTGATATGATAGTGTATTGATCTCTTAGCATTTCTGGTGATGCGGCAAAAATTTCATACCCGTCAGCACCTGGGTTAATTCTTGTTTTGCTTGTTAGCTTATAAACTTGCATTGACCCAGTTATGCGTCGAGAATTTCTTTCACTATCTGAAAATGAAAAAGTTATAGTCTCACCACCTATTATCGGCAAAGATGATCTTAACCCAATACCATCAACAATGCTTAATGTTATAGATGCTGAAGGTTGATCTAAGCTTTCATAATAACTTGTCTCAATTACCAAATCGGATATGTCTATAGATTGACCTGTTGTAGTAGACTTTATTGATATTCCGTGGACTAGGCCAGTACCTGACCTCTGCTCATATTGCGACATTATGCGTACAGCGACCTAAATGCGTCAAGTATTGCTGGGACATACGAGGGTTTTATAACATCAATAGTTCTGTTTTTCTCATTTTTTGATATTTCAAAATCATATACAGTAACAGCTTTTCTCATGGTCGGCGATAATGATGTGTATGTTGTTTGATCAACAATCAACGTTTTTTCTGGGATATCAATAGTATCACCGTCAGACGTTATCACTGATGATTTAGTTTGAATTATTTGCTCATAATGATGAACAGTCGCTTGTGCGTTTGATATGCTACCATATCTATTTCTGAGGTATTCATTTATTTCATATTGCGTTCTTGGCCACTCATAATATGGGTCAATCATTTCATTTGGTAAAAGTATCAACCAATCAAGATTAGAATCACCATAAAAATCATATGCGACATTATCAGGTCTTTGACCTTCAATAACGTCATAACGATAAAAATCAATTAGTGTTCTGCGATAGAAATCACGTAATATGAATCTCTTGGTAACATCAACTGCCAAGAGAGAATTAGACATATTAGGTAGACGATATTGAATCGATGGGAAATTTGAGAAATATTGTGTCATCTAAAATACTCATCAACCTGTTCTTTGGTTACAATATCGGTTTCCTTAAATGTCAGTGCAATCGTTATTGATGCTGGGTGTGCAAGATTAGGGCTAGAAAGTGATCTAACATACGCAGGGTAATTTTGTGGGTGATAGTCAATAGAAAAATCCATAAGAACAGATTCGCCTATAGTAAACAATGATTTTTCATTATTAAATGTAATTTGAAATACATCCGGGTATTCAAAAAATGCTCTTGATGTAGAAGCTACCTGTGTTAGAAGATCATTATTGCCCGTAGCTGGGCTTGGAGGTTGTTCCCCACCTGGGTTTGCGCGTCTTATAAGATCCTCAAGTTTACCAAGCCCATACTTTGGTAACATATGCTTTTTAAAAGCTAATATGATTTGCTGTATCGTGACAGCCTCTTTAAAGTTTTTTGGGGTTAATTTAAATGAAAATTGATGTGTTCTAAAATCAACACCGTTAAATTGCAAAACTTTTTGTGGGTTTCGCCCGAACCCAAACACGTTACCCACACCAGTTTGAGCTGCTGTACCTAATGCATTTTTGAAAGCATCCGCAGCAGTACCACCTGCAATAGCACCACCACCAGCTTGCTGTGCCAATGCTTGCGCACCTTCAGCATAGCGACCGTTTCTAAAATTTTCATTTGCTTTTTGTAAATTGACGTTACTTATACCAGTAGCAAAAACTTCACCTGTTGCACTAATAGGTTCGTCAGCATATGCAGCATTATATCTTGTATTCAATTGATCTGGCATAGGTAAAGTTATTGATGTTAGCTGTCTAGTTGCTTGTGCATTACGATTTGACACGATAGGTCTATCAGTCGATATGGTTGAAGTTCTTGTTATACTTTCAAATTTTAACGCAGTAAACGTCATGTAGTGAAATATATTCTGATAGTCTTGCGGGAAGTAAAGACTAGGGCGTATCTGTCTGGCACGCGCTTGCAGCGCATTTATATTTCTCTGTAATGACCCTGTTGGGTCGAGAAAATTACCCGAACCAATACCCGAATTTTGCGCGGCTGATATAGGATTAGAATTTTCAACCATTAAAGTTACCTCTGATCGATCTGGATATTTATAGCGCCATAGATACTGTTATGGCATACAGCGGCAAATATCGACCAGTCAATTCTAGCAAATACAGGGGCGATCCGACAAACATCGTCTATAGATCACTGTGGGAACGTCGCGTCATGGTAGAGTTTGACACCAACCCACACGTATTAGAATGGGGTTCTGAGGAAGTCATAGTCCCATATCGATCACCACTAGATGGTCGATATCATCGATACTTTCCGGATTTTGTAGTCAAAATGAGAGAAAAGAGTGGTGCGATAAAGACAAAGATGATCGAGGTCAAACCGCTTTCTCAAACTGTTGCACCGCCACCGCATGATGGTAAGAGAAAACCAACTAAAAAGTATATTACAGAAGTGGCTAGATATGGGATAAATAGCGCAAAGTGGAAGGCTGCCCAAGAGTATTGTAAAGATCGTGGGTGGGAATTTGTTATTATCACGGAGAGGGAACTAGGCATCAAATAATGGTAGCATCTGTCTTTGACAACCTACTAACGCAAGGCGAGAAGCAAGGGCAGCTACCTAATCGTACCATGCAGTCAAGAAATTGGTTTCGCGCGCAAGCGAGCAAGGTTGCAATGAGTCCAAATGCTCTTATGGCGCAAGATCGCAGCGCGATGGTAACCGTGCCGATGATTGGGCAGATGTATCTTTTTGCATATGAACCCAAAACAAAAGAAAAGCTGCCGTACTACGACAGATACCCTCTTGTCATCCCATTTGATACTGTTAGAACAGGTGGTCGCGCTACAGGTGCGTCAAGCTCACCTGGATTTATGGGTCTAAACATGCACTATCTACCGCTTAGACTGCGCGCTAGAATGATGGATGCGCTATACTCAGTCATAAGCGATGAAAAATATGATGAGCGCACGCATCTACAAATTTCATACAAGATGTTAAGCTCGGTTACAAAATACAGATTTTACAAGCCATGCATAAAGCAATATCTATTTTCTCATGTAAGGACTAGATTTTTTCGTATAGATCCTGCTTCTTGGGATATCGCACTTTTTATGCCGCTAGAAAGATTCG